TCTCGGACGCTTCCTCCGAATGAGAGAGGTCGGGAACCCACAGTACAACGGGGGCTATGTCCTCACCTTCCAAGGTCCGTCGAACACCGAACGGACGATCACGCTCGAAGGACCCTCTGGCAGCATTGGACCGGTGTTTGTTCAGCACCTGGCTACTCGCCCTCGTCCGACCGCACCTCCTGTCGAAGACGAAGACCCCGTCAATGTTGGAGGTCGCAAGCGTCGCTCACGCGTCAAGAAACAGACACGGCGCACCCAGCGGAAGCGTCGGAACACGAAACGCCGTTAGCTTCCCAATCTCCTTGCGAGGCACAGCATCCTTGCAATAGCGGGCAATCGCCTTGTAGAGATGGAAGCCGTGGTAGCGGTCATGGTTGTCCTTCTTGTCGCGGAACATCACGGACGTCCCGTCGCCCTGCGTCATCCACGCCAGGAAGACACTGAACAGCGGATGCGTGCTCTGACTCTCAGGTCCCTCAGGGAACATGTCCCAGAAGACAGACGTGGCAAACCGACAGAGATCGAACGACGGAGAGGGAGGCAGATGCGGCCGCTCCTGATTGTAGAACGGCTCCATGTTGTACTGCCCTGCGGCCTCTTCGTCCGGCTGGAACTGGCTGCTCACAAACTGACGAGGCTCCTTCATGCCCTGAATCCGGGCGGAGACAATGCCGCGGTCAAAGTCGATGAGCTTCACGATGTACCCATACGTGGGAATGCGGTAGACAAACCCGAGGTGGCGGTAATAGAGGAACTCCTCCTCGGTCTTCGCCACCATGACATTATTCCCGTGGAGGTCGTTATGGACAAATCCATACGTCCTCTGCGCATAGGCCAGGGCCATCACAATCTGCGCCACCCAGGCTGCGTGCTTCTCCGGCTCCTGGTGCTTCTCAATCAGGTCATAGAACGTTCCCTCGAGCTTCTCCATGACCGTCGTGATGACCGGAACATTGTGAAACGTCGCCCACGCGAACGGCTCGCCTTCCTCGTCATCCTTGAAGGAGGCTTCGTCTCCCTCCTCGTCCTCGCAATCACAGGACTCGATTTCGTATTCATCTTCATTGTCCGTCGAGGCATCGTCCTCGAAGAGACTGCTCTCGTCGCTTTCAGCCTCCGTCTCGTGAGACCGCGTCGAGGGCTCGGACACATGGTCGGCTTCGACATCCTCAATCTCGTCCAGAAGGGCCTCCTCTCCGAGATGAACCTCGGGACGCTGGGACCGCGTGTGGGAGAAGGACGGGCCTGACTCTCCGGCCTGCCGAAGCTGAAGCTCAAAGGTCTTGCCCAGATTGTCGGTGAACCAACGGCGCTCCATCAGGTCCTCGTAGTCATCCGAGATATCGATTGTGTGGTCCTTCGCGAGTCCCACGTAGACACCGTAGACCTTGGGGAAATGGACACAGCCCGACTCCGAGAGCAGAATGCTCGTCAAGGCCCCGACATAGCCGGCGGAATGTGGGCTCTGGAGCTTGTCCTGCATATCCTTCGCGATGGAGTCCGGCTTCGGAAGCCCAAGCACGCCATAGTCGCCTCGCATCCACTTGAACGGGCTGAGGAGCATGGTGGTCTTGCGATGGACACTCACCTCCTGTCCCTTCGTTGTCAGGAGGGTCTCAGGAGAGAGCACCTTCGCGACGCCCTCGGTGACTTTGACGCCATACTCCGACCGATTCGGGAGGACGTCTGTCTTGAAGAGAGTATCGAGAGGAGGGAAGAACGGTTGCGGGTTCTGAAGTCCCCAGGGAGTCGTGTCCACGGGGGGCAGCCGCGAGAGCCGAAGCGAGACGGGGAGGGTACGAAGCTCTTTTCCCATTGTCTTCCCCCCGGGAACTCTCCTCGTGTGTTGAACGAGCGTGAATGGTTTCGCCCGGAAGAGTAAGATGAATTTCCAACTTCGGAAGTTCGATATTACTATGATCAAAGACCGATGCGAGATTGATTCGCGAAAGTCTCCCATCATGGTCATCATCGGAAAGAAGGACACCGGCAAATCGTTCTTGGTTCGCGATATCCTCTTCCACACGCAGCAGTGCTTCCCCGTGGGCACCGTCATTTCAGGCACAGAGGTCGCCAACGAGTTCTTTCAGCATATGGTTCCGGCGAAGTTCATCCACGATAAGTACGACAAGGATATCATTATGAATGTCCTGAAGCGCCAGATGAACGTCAAGTCCAAGCGCAATACCGATAAGGCGAATCGTGGAGGGAGTTCCTCCGTGGACCCGCGGGCGTTTCTGATTCTCGACGACTGCCTCTATGATGCGTCCTGGATCAAGGAAGAGTCCACTCGCTATGTCTTCATGAACGGTCGTCACGTGGACCTGATGACCATGATCACGATGCAGTATCCGCTCGGCATTACGCCGAACTTGCGCACCAACGTCGATTTCGTCTTCATCCTCCGTGAGAATATCCTGGGGAACCGTAGACGAATCTACGAAAATTACGCAGGAATGTTTCCGACCTTCGAGATGTTTTGTAGTTTCATGGACCAGTGCACGGAGAACTTCGAGTGCCTCGTCATCTGCAACAACGTCTCCTCAAACAAGCTCGAAGACCAGGTCTTTTGGTATAAGGCGTCCGACCACCCACCCTTCAAGCTCTGCGACCAGTCGCTCTGGGCGAACAACGTTCCGTTCAAGAGCGCGATGCTCGGTGGAGCTGAATACGATCCCTCTGCGATGGCGACGAAGAAGACAGGTCCGCAGGTCTGGGTTAAGAAGACCGGCGATAAGTAGTCTTGCGACCCTTCTTCGCACGGAACGTCTTCCGCCCACCGCGACGAGGCTGGGTCGGGGCTGCATCCTTGAGCTCAGCGTCCGGAATCGTGATGATCCCATCCGCGGGCGTCATGATCGTCCCCACGCGCGCAATCATCTCAACAGACGTCGAGATGCCTGCACCGCGCCTCCCGAGCACCTGAACCTCCTTGATTTCCGGAAACGTCACTGTCTTCGTCTCTCCAGTGTCGTCCTCCAAATATTCGTAGACAACCCGCTCGGGTGCTTCTGCAGCCGAGTTCATCCGAAGCTGCGCAACATCGACCGTGCGGTAGGCAGGTCCCCGGGCCTCCCGGCGCGGGCGGTCATCGGGAATCTGGAGGAGGACATCCTTTCCATCGGCATTGAAGGACGAGACCGCGAAGCCCATGCCAGCCAGGGTCCCCATCGTCGTATCGTACTCCGGAGAGCGAGCCTGCTTGCGCGCATACCGCATCAGAGCTGTCGGGCCAAACTGGCGCTGAGCTTCCTCGGCAATATCGCGGAGGGCAAACGTCAGGTAGGGATCGGCTCCCTCAGCCGGGCGGAGGTCGAGACGAGTTCCATACGCGAGAAGCTTCAGGTTCGGAGTTCCAGTCTGCCCCGGGTAGATGACGAAGAGACCAACCGCCGCGACCTTGTCGAGCTCTCCCGTAACGAGCGTGTAATCCTTCCCGAGAACAGACCCAGGAGGAACACGCGCCACCGTAAAGGCGACAATCCGAGCCCCGCGGTCTCCATCGGCTTTGAGTGCCGAGAAGGGAATGGGCGTCTCTCCCATCGACGGAAGAAGAACATTGAACCGCTCTCCCAGGGCTTCGGGGAACTGCTGGCTGGTGACCTGATAGTACGACATCGTCATCGCGGTCTCGTCAATCTCGGCAGAGGCCATCGAGGTCTGCGAGAGAACCGCGGAGGCCTGAGATGCATCCATCGAGGCGGGACCAGGAGACGCCGGAGCCGCGGCCGCAGCTTCTGCTGCAAGTCGAGCTCCTTCGTCTGAGGCCGGAATCTTTTCAGCCATCAGTGCCGCCAGATCTCCCAGCGGTCCTTCCGCCGGTGCGGGCGGAGGAGCCTCGGCCGCTGCAGCCTCCGTCGTCGGAGCCTCGACGGGAGCCTCGGCTGGGGCAGGAGCCGGAGCCGGAGCGTCCGGGAGAGCAATGACGGGTCCTTCGGGTTCAGGCGGGATTTCCGCCAGGGGGACAGCGGGAGCTGCTGCAGGAGCCTCGTCGTCCTTGGGGATGACGATGGGCTTCTTGGTCCGCCCAGTGGCCTTACGCTTGGGAGGTTCTTCAGTAGGTGCGGCTGCGGCTTCAGGCTCGGGTGCGGGGTCTGTCCCCCGCTTGCCCCGGGTACTACGACGAGGCGGTTCGCCAGACATCTCTTATCCTCTCTCAAGAACTTACTCGCGGATTGCTCCCTCGGTCGGGTGGACGGGCTTCGCGGCATCCTCGAGCTGCTGGGCGCCAGCATTGGACCGGCGAGCGTTCTCCTCCTTCTGCTTCTTGATCGCCTCCTGACGCTGCTCCGCAAAGAAGATTTCCTTGTTGGACTCGTTCTCCTTGTACTTGCGCATCAGCTCGTTCAGCTCCTTCTCGGCGTACTCCACCTCGGGCATCAGGTGCTCGCTAGGGTCCCACGGGAGCCAGCAACCAACCTTGCCGATGTAGATGTTGTCCTTGGGGTACTTGCGCTGGAAGACCTTGGCCATGATCTGGGCCTCCTCCACATTCCCGAAGACACGACGGAGCTTGACACCACGAACGTTGGTGCGGAACTCCACGGCCTGATCGTACTTCTCCTGGGTCTCCTTCTCGTGCTTGAGCAGGAACACCTCCCACTGCTCCTCCACATCCGTCGCGCGAATCTCGGCGTCGCGCACCTTGCCGAACTCCTCGGCGTCCTTCAGGAGGTCGTCAATCTTGAGGTCGTACTTCTTCGCGAGGAAGGCCATGAAGTGCTCGAGGCCCTTGACCTTCCAATCGTAGTTCATGAACTGGACGAACTCCTTGAAGAAGAAGCGGTCCTTGTTCTGGAGGACCTTCTCGGGAGAGAGGAAGGACATGATGCAGTAGCGCTGGGTCGGGATTTCCGGATCCTCATCCAAATAATCCACAACCTGACCATCTTCGACCTTGGGGAGAGTTTCGGCGGGCATTTGTCTTTCCCTGCGACGCGAATGAAAGTCCTTTCTCCGCAGGGAGATAAAGATGTACGACCTCCTGACCTCCTCTGTTCTCTTCTTGGCGCTGGTTCCCGGCGTCCTTGTGACGCTTCCTCCGGGCGGCGGGATCACGGCGGCCATCGTCCATGCCGTTGTGTTCTATGTCGTGCAGCGGTATGTGGCCCAGTATGTCCCCTGGTGGGGCATCTGGATCATCGCGGTCGTTGCGGTGCTGCTCAAGCTGTTCGGGGGCTCCTCGACTCCTAGCGGAGCATCGATGACAGGAGGTAGACGGTAACGGCGCCGGCCAGCTGCGCGCCAACATAGGAGAGTGCCTTGGTCTGCGTGATCTTCCCGGACAGGAACGACCAGAGGGTAATCGCGGGATTGACGTGCCCGCCCGAAATGGTCCCGATGAGGAGGATGACGACGAGCAGGGTGCCCGCAATCACCACAGGGGAGCCCACAAACGCAACGGAGGAGAGAAAGGCAGTCGTGCCAAGATATTCCGCGAGGACGGGAGAGATCATTTCTCTTTCCGCTGAAAAATCTTCGCGCATTTTCAATAAACCATGGAGTCCAAGCCCAAGCCCACTGCGCCTGCCTTTGACGTCGGAGACCTCGTCATGCGTGTTGTCAAGTACCTCCTGGAGGGCCTCGCGGTTGCCGTCGCCGCGTTCGTCCTCCCCGGCAAGACCCTCAAGTTCGGTGAGGTTGCCATGATCGCCCTCGTCGCGACCGCCACCTTCGCCATCCTCGACATCTATGCCCCGTCCGTCGGCTCCTCCGCCCGCACCGGCGCTGGCTTCGGTATCGGCGCGAACCTCGTTGGCTTCCCCCGCGTGTAAGCTAGGGAGCTGTCATAAGCGACTTCGCCACAAGCGCAGTCACGGTGGTCGTAACAGCCACTGCAAAATTCGTTTGCGTGACCTGCATTGTCTGTAGGAAGAAGCCACACACTGGACTTGCCGTTGAGACGACGGACCGAGCAAGATCCCAGACGCTGTGGGGGACACAGAACGTGTCAAACGCGATCGATGAACCCACGTGAACACCGTAGTTCATCGCAAGCGCAATCCCGGCCGCCTTCATGGCGACCATCGCCATTTTCAGAGGGGGCGAGAGTCTTTTTCAATGTACCTTGTTCGTGTGCAAGGCAAGTGGAAGACAATCACTCCGAAGCCGTTTGAACCGGAACGCATGACCACCGATATCGCCTGGATTCAACTGAAGGAGGGTGTCTCCCCCGAGGAGGCCTATCGTCTCTGGGTTCAGCGACAGCGCAAGCTTTCTCAGGTTCTTCAACAATGACATCCGCGGGAATCCAACGAGAGCTGAAACGACTTGGGTTCGATGACGCGTGGATTCGGTATAGGGGCGGATCGTACGAGACTGCAGAGACAATTGGGAAGTACAAGGTAGAGTTTGAAGTCCAGGCATCGGGAGATCTTCAATTTATCATTTGGAACCCCGAGACTCCATGTATTACAATCTATATTCACATGGAGTCTCGAACAGCTGTGTTGAGTGCTCTCAAGTATTCTCCTAAATGTACGATAGACGGAACAATGAAACGGGGTGAAGGCACACGAGAAATGCTCGCAGCTGCATTCGACATCGCAAAGGCACGTGGTGCAGATCGGGTTCAACTTCATGATGAATCCACGATTACATGTGAGTCTGGAGAAACGATCAAACTTGGGGCGTTCTCATTCATTCGGACTGGAATGACGTGGTACGAAAAACACTTCGGGTTCAAACCACTCCCTGAGTTCCAAGAAGAATACGATGTTGCAAAACAACTCCGCAAAAGCCTCCCCCTTACCGAATTACGTGGCAAGCCGTGTTCTTATTTTGACAGAAAAACGACGGCTCGTATTCTTCGCGAGCTTGACTTGGACTTCGGTGAGATTGTGTGGGAAAAATCGCTCTAGACTACAATGACACCGCTCATCCTCGTCCTCTCCCTCTTCATCCTTGCCATCCTTGTCTATCGGTTCTGGGAGCCCTTCACCAATCCTCCCAGGCGCGAGACACCTGAGGGAACCGCCACGCTGTACTTCTTCTACACCGATTGGTGCGGGCACTCCAAGAAGGCGATGCCCGAGTGGGAGGCCCTCGAAGGCAAGCTCTCGGAGTCTCCTCTCTTCGGGAGCACGCGGGTCAAGGCGGTTCGGGTGAACGGAGATTCGGACCGCGCCACGACCTCGCTCTATGACGTCCACGGATTCCCGACGATTAAGCTAGAGACCAGCACGTCCCTCATCGACTACGAGGGGAAGCGCACCTCGGTCGCCCTTCTCGAGTTCCTGCGGAACACGCTTGGATAGG